CTTGTGTAGAAATTTTATGCTCTTCTATACCTATCTCGCACAAATAGTCCGTCGCACCATATAAAATCCCTGATAATAAACGTGGTCCGATCGGCCCACTTTTTCTAACATTAAATATAATATTAACATCATTCTTATACGAATATATACCATATATCATATTGAGAATATAACGTGAATAATTATCTAAATTGCTTATTCCGTGATAGTTAGATATTGCCCTATATAAACTATAATTTATTTCTTCTGATTTTACCGTTCTTATGGGAACAATATGTCGTCTCTTTTTATATGGACATGACACTTCATCAATAATAACATCTTTATGATCTATGCGATATATTACTTTATTTTCTACTTCAAAAGTCTTGGTTTCATCCTCAAAATACTCACCCGCAAAAGCAAATGTAATAAATGCGCTTTTAGCACTTGGAATAACCAAAATATCATTTGTTTTTACTTCGTTAATAAAACTATTGCATTTATTAATAACTGTACTTGGTCTTTTAATATCAGGATAATCTAAAACTATGGAATCTTTTAAAGCCTCCCTGGATTTTTCTGAAAAATCTGTATTACAAGTTACACTGTTCCAGGCCAATGCAACAAATTTTTTCCCTATAAACTCATTATAAAAATATCCTTTCTTAGTCCTGATCATCCAAAATTTAGTATCATTCGATACTTCTGGAATTTTAAAATTTAATATAGTGTTTAAAACCGTCAATTCATTCTCATATGCCATTGCTTAATCCACGCCCCTCTCCCATCATTTGTTTCCATCATACACCAAAATTCGACAAAAGAAAAGCCCCCACCATAACAGCAGGGGACTCCATGGAGGAGAATGCTATGAAAAAGTAACCAATCGCGGGAGACGGATTTGAACCGTCGGCCTCCAGGGTATGAACCTGGCGAGCTGCCAGACTGCTCCATCCCGCATTATGCCCGGTTACCCGGGCGTGTACCTGGAAATGTCAGGGGGAGGAACCAGGTACAAGTCAGCCGGCGGGCTGTTGCACCCGGCGGCCGTGTCTTGTGGGGAGGTTGGGGGCGCGGAAGCCTTTGTTTCTGTCCGGCTTCCGCATGATAGCATATTAGCAAATTTCATCAGGACATTGGGGGACATTTTCAAAAAATCTCTGATTTCTTTTTTTGCAGCTGTCCTCCGTAAACTTCACCCGCCGCTTCGGAAACAACCGGTTCATTGCCTGCGCCACCTTCCACCACGGCAGACCGTCTATGTAATACAGGCGAAACATAGTCCGCAATTCGCTCTTGGATATCCCCTCGATGTATTCTTCCGCCTGAGCCGTAAGCTCCAACAGTTCCGCTTCTTTTTCCTCCAGCAGCTTCTTGTGACGCTCAATCGCTGCCCTCTTCCGGTAATACTCCGGCCTGGGATATCCCGTGATCTTAATGCTGCCATAGGTACCATCCAGCCGGGTTCCCTTCACCGTATCTGACACGATGCCCAAGCGCCCGATCTCCTTTTCCAGCTTCTCCTTCCGGCTCCGGATATCCTTAATCTCCGCTTTCATCTCGCAATGCTGAATCAGCACCTCCTTGTCCATCGGTATCACCTCCTCAACACCTGATCTCAATCCCGATCTCTTCCCGCACCTGCCGCTGCATGTCCTCCAAGTTGCGCTCCCCGCGGATCCATGGATCCATCAAAGAGTCCACGGCCCGCAGTGCCCGCAGGCAATCATCACGATCAAATCCGAACTCCTGGTGCAGCCCTAGTGCCATACATACCATCATGGCCTCCACCCGGCCGTCGTTGAGCTGCTGCTGGGCCTTATGTATAATCTCTTGGCTGATCCGATCCCGCTGGCGGGCCTGCCGACGCCGATCCGCTCTGTTCACGCGCTGCACCTCCAATCTTCATGGCACTCCTGTATGTCCCCGTCACGTACAGCCTACCTCCGCAGCTGCACCGCGGCGTCCCGACCGGATACCGTTTCCTACAGATCAGGCATATCGCCTGTACCTCTATGGGTCTTACTCTCTCCATCATCTCACTCCCTTCAATGGCTGCCGCAACTCCGGATCCGAACACAACATCGTATAGCAGTACGCTGGCATTGTGGCAGACCAAGTATCCGGCGGCGGTTCTCGCAGCGCTTCCGCCGCTGTGGCTGCCTTGGCCCGGAGCGCCATTGCCTTGTCGGCCCGGATGACCTTGGACTCTCTGCGCCTCATACCGGACTCCCCGCGCGCTGGATGGCCACCCGCACAACATCGCCCCAGGCGATCTGCCTGGCCTTCTCCTGGCAACTGCAGCACAGATCTTCCACCCCGGCGCCCTCCAGGATCTGCTCTATCTCAACCACGATCTTTCGGTGGCCCGCAGGCGTCTCTGCGCCGCAAACATCGCAATAATGTTTCTCCACGCTCTCGTCCTCCTTCCAAAATATCCAGACTAATCCTGCTAAAACCATACCTCCCCGCAAGATTGGCCTGGAGAATGTCAGTTTTCCGGTGCTTCAAAAGTCAATTTATTATATTCCCAATGTTTAATTTCTTCGATGGCAGAAGCACCGCAGTTATCACAAACCCAATAGTTCATAGTTATACATCCCAAAGTATTCATATCATCCAAACACATTTCGGATTCACAATATTTACATTTCATCGATTATCCCCTTTCAAAATATTAACTTCCTTGTCTATTGAATGGGCACCATCTTGGCCGCGTCTTGATAGTCAAGACATCATCATGCCGTCCAGTTCGACAGATCAAAGGCGTTGGCTCACACTCGCTTCTTGCAAATCTGGCGTCTGGGTGCTCACAGTAATATCTTCCCGGGTTACATTTCCCCGGAACGAATGATTTATAATCACAGTTCTTACACATCATCTTTTTGCTCATCAGGTACTCCTCCTAATTCCCCTTAATGCCAAAATCTAAAAACATATCCATTTGCACTGCCGGATAATCCTCCCAGGCTACACCGATATAATCAAGTACCCTACCCCATCCGAACTTCTCACCGGTGGCCTTGTCAATGCAACAGCTATACATCCAGAATCGCCATTCCTGGGGATTCATCTCCCGCAGTCGGTCGAACCGGTGTGGACGCGGCTCCAAGTGAATTCCGAACCCACACATGCTGCAGCCCGTCCTCTGGGCTTTTGTCGTGTACAGCTGACCATCTGCCCCCTTCCGAATCTCTCCATATATCTCAGGAACCGGCACATTGAGATCCAGCGCCTGCTGCAGCACGTCCCGGCGTAGGAACGGCGCAAAAGGAGCTGACCGGATGACCGTCTTGCCATAATAATTACATCCATGGTCAATCAGTGCTTCTTCCCGCTGCCCTCCTTCGCTTGCCATAATTCCCAAAAACGGCCAGCTATTATACTCTTTTGCCCAATCATCACAAGGTTTTTCTTTCAGGTAATAGCAGCACTTGTTTGATACCTGAAACGGGGCCACCTGATAATCGGTGTTGTATTTCTCATTCTCCACACCACCGAACAGCTTAAGCCACCTTAATGGCAGCTTCATACGGCTATTCTTCGCATAATGCCCCTGCTCTCCGCACTCTCCTGTCATGATTGCATGTCGCACCGTCTCGTTGTCAGGAGATGGATGTTGCAGCAGATCAATCCGCCCCGCAATCTTTTTACTGATCACAGGAAATCCAACTTCATTCAAGACTTCCACCTTAGACTTGTAAGACTTTACCGACTCTATTCCCAAGTCCTTGTGTACTCTCTGAATACTTTTATCTTCTACACCTGATACGGATATAGCTGGAATATCGATTCCAATATGCCTTAAAAACATCAGCAGTGTAATACTGTCCAATCCTCCAACGCTCACATGCGCATTACAGCCTCGTTCCTCCATCTGCTCCATAAACTCAATCGCTCGAAGTTCCGCACGCTTCACCTTGACTTTATATGGCAGGCTCTGCATGGCTGTGAATCTGGCTTTTGCCTCCTTCTTTTTACGGCGCCATTCATCGAACTCTTTCTGTTCTTTCGCTGACCGTTCCATCACTTGTGTGACTTCGTCTACTTCTGAATCCAAAAAGCTTAATTGTTCTAACATCTTTGAAAGAAGCTGCGTACGCATTGCCCTGCAGGAGCTCCAGCCTCCTTTCCAACGATTCAACTAGATTTCCTTTTTGAAAATACGGTTCCAAGCTTCATCGAAGCTCACATTTTCCTCCTTCGCTTTTCTTTCAACACTATCACGAAAAGTGACCATTCCCATTGCCAGATGTTCGACCTTATCTGCATTCGTCCAACAACGGCAATTACCATTTTTTCGTAGCCATGTAACTAACAGCCTCATTTTGTTTCTCCCCTAAACCGTGTTCTCCGATAAACCCTGTTTCTCCAGCGTCGACACCCGCGGTGCATAATAATGCGTCAGCCCTCCATATGCCCCCGCTGGCACCGCTACCACCGCCCGGTCCCCCTTCAGGTAGATGTCCACTTCAAACTTGACATGGCTTT